CCACCCCTCCCTGCCGCGACGTCCGGCACGGGTCCCTCCCGCGCTCCCCCTCTGCGGGCGGTAGGCCCCGGCATTTCACTACTTGAGGCCAGTTTAGATCCTAAAGTTTCGAGTTGAGTAGGCCCGACCCATGCATGCAGAACAGGGACTGTTCGCCCCCCAGCCCTTCGACCCGGCCACCGCCACCCTGTCCAAGAAGGGGTTCGCCGAGGCGGTCGGCGTCACGCAGGGTCGGATCAGCCAGCTCATCCGGGCAGGCCTGCCCGTCGAGCCGAACGGCCGCATCCACGTCGCCCGCGGCCGGGACTGGATCGAGCGCAACGTCGATCCGAACCGCCGCCGCCCCACCCCGCCGGCCCACGGCCCTGAGAATGGTCCCGGCGGCCCCGCAGGGGGCTTCTTCAGCCCGAAAGCGAAGCGGGACAGCGCCGAGGCAGAGATCGCCGCCCTGAAGGCATCCAGGCTCGCGCAACGCCATCTCGACAAGCGGGCCACGCTCCGGGTGATCGAGGCCCGCGCCCGCGCCGAGCGCGACGCCCTCATCGGCTGGGTGAACCGGGCCGCGCCCGCCATCGCCGCCGGCACGGGCGCCGACCTTCAGGCGATCACCGCCATCCTCGACCGGGAGGTGCGCGACCACCTGGTCACGCTGGCCGCCATGACGCTGGAACTGCCCCGATGAGCGACCTCTACGACGAGACCGTGCGCCTCGTGCAGGAGGCGTGGTGCCGGGGCCTGCGCCCGGAGCCCCAGCTCACCGTCAGCGCCTGGGCGGACACGCACCGGGTGCTCCCGACCACCAACGCCGAGCCCGGCCCGTGGCGGACCGCCCGGGTGCCCTACCTCCGGGAGATCATGGACGCCCTCTCGACGGCCTCGCCGATCGAGCGCGTCGTGTTCATGAAGGGCGCGCAGACCGGCGGCACGGAAGCGGGCCTGAACGCCGTCGGCTACTGGATCGCCCACGCCCCCGGCACGATCATGACCGTGTGGCCGACCGGCGACATGGTGCGCCGGAACTCGCGCACCCGCATCGAGCCGCTGATCGACGGCACCCCGGCGCTGCGCGCCAAGATCGCGCCGGCCCGCGCCAAGGATCCCGGCAACACCGTGACCCAGAAGGAGTTCACGGGCGGCGTGCTGGTGATGACCGGCGCGAACTCGGCCACGGGCCTGCGCTCGCTCCCGGTGCGCTATCTCGTCCTCGATGAGGTCGACGCCTTCCCAGCCGACGCGGACGGCGAGGGCGATCCGGTGGCGCTGGCGATCCAGCGCACCGTGACGTTCCGCGGCCGGCGCAAGATCATGCTGATCTCGACCCCGACCGACGCCGGCAGCTCGCGCATCGAGAAGGCCTACGCGGAGAGCGATCAGCGCCGGTTCTTCGTGCCGTGCCCGGCCTGCGGGGCGATGCAGCCCCTCCGCTGGTCCGGCATCCGCTGGCCCGAGGGTGAGCCGCGCAAGGCGCACTACGTCTGCGCCGAGGCCGATTGCGGGGGCGTCGCCGAGGAGTACCACAAGCCCGGGATGCTCGCGGCCGGCGAGTGGCGCGCCACCGCCCCGGGCGACGGGCGCACCGCCGGGTTCCACCTCTCGGCGCTCTACTCGCCCTTCGAGAGCTGGGGCGAGATCGCGGCCGAGTTCGTCACCGTCGCCAGGGACCCGCTGCGGCTCCGGCCCTGGACCAACACCAAGCTCGGCGAGCCCTTCGAGGATCGCGACGCCGAGGCGATCGAGGCGGCGTCCTTCCTGGCCCGCCTCGAGGAGTGGGGCGAGGGCCTGCCCGAGTGGGTGGTCTGCCTCACGGCCGGCGTCGACGTGCAGGGCGACCGCCTCGCGCTGGAAGTCGTCGCCTGGGGGGCGGGCGAGGAATCGTGGTCGATCAGCTACGACGAGCTGTGGGGCGACCCGGCCAAGCCCGAGGTCTGGCGCACCCTCGACGCCGAGCTGCTGCGCCGCTTCGAGCACCCGCGCGCCGGGCCGATGCACATCCGGGGCGTGTGCATCGATACCGGCGGCCACCACACGCAGACGGTCTACGCCTACGCCCGGGAGCGGGCCGGCCGCGGCGTTTGGGGCATCAAGGGCCGCGGCGGGCCCGGCATCCCGGTCTGGCCGCGCCGGCCGCCGCGGGTGCGGGAGAAGGTCTACACCCCCTTCATCGTCGGCGTGGACGCCGGCAAGGAGACCGTGACGGCCCGCCTGCGCCTCGCCGAGCCAGGACCTGGTTACTGCCACTTCCCGGTTGGCCGCGACCTCGACTACTTCCGCCAGCTCGGCGCCGAGCGCATCGTGCGGACGTGGCGCAAGGGTGTGGCCATCCGCGAGTGGCGCAAGGATCCGGCGCTGCGCAACGAGGCCCTGGACTGCCGGGTCTACGCCTACGCGGCGCTCTGCGCGGTCACGGCCCGGGGCTTCCGCCTGGGGGACGAGGCCAAGCGGATCGCGGCCCTGCCGGTTCTCCCCAAAGTGGGGGAAAACCCGGTGCCGGCCCAGCGGCAGCGGACGATTCGGTCCTCGTGGATGAACCGGTAGATGCCCTCGGGGAGCGCGTTCGGGGGATGGTCATCATGACCATACCTTTGAGGGCCGGAACGCTTGCGTCACGCACACACCTTCGAGCCGCCAGCTTAGGTGAAATCTTCGCTTTGCCGCTGATGGTAGATCTGGTGAATATCCAGCGCAGATTGGACGCGGGTCACTGCCGTGTAAAGATCGCCTGTCGAGCTGGTTTTCTTCATAACCGCAACCGCGTCTTGCACTCGCCCGATTTGTTCGATGACGTTGCCGTACCGTCGATCTGTGATCCCGCGCGCTCTGCGGCAAAGATCGAGAACTTCGGGCAGTCGAGCTGCACTTTGATGTGCCTCGATATCGTCTCGTATCTCATGAAGCTTCCGAGAAAACTCGGACAGCATTGCGTAGTCATCATCGCCAACTAACGGTTTCGGGATGTTCCGGTCAGTCATCGGTGCTATCTTCTGGTTTGTTGGGGACAAGAGCGCGGCGGCCGTCGACCTCAACGATGCGGAATGAAGTCGCGTCAAAGTTATCCCGGATCTCAAAGGCGATGTGTTTCGCAGTTTCAGCTGCTATTTCCCGAACAATGTCCTTGTCAAATGTCATAGATCCGCCGGATAAGCTCTGCTGTAGCCGTGCGACGATTTCCGCGTTCATCGAACGGTTATTGGCCCTGGCCTCATCTGCGATGCGCTCCCGCATGCCCGGCGGCATCCGAACCTGGAACCGGTCGGCCAAATCGCTTGGGTGATGCTCGTCGCTCGTCATGAGGGAGTGATGTCGAGTCGCACTGACTTTTCCAATAGGTGCGACTTGACGCCATCGGTGTCGAGCCGTAACCATATGGATGCGACTCGCACCTATGAGGGAGTGATGTTTCCGAGCGATAGAGCGGACAAGCTTATGCTTCGCATGCCGGAGGGTATGAGGCCGGCGATCAAAGCGCGAGCGATTGAAAATAGACGTTCTATGAACAGCGAGATTATCTTGCTGCTAGAAAAGGCACTCGCGGATACTTCGGTTCGCCGCGAAAACAATTCGGCCCCCGAGAGCGCGGGAACGCTCGCGAGGGCCTGACACCACCAGTGATTTCAGGAGAATCACCATGGCATCCGTGAACCCTATCACGGCGCGCGCGATGGCGCACGCCAAGACCTCGACCACCAACCGCCGCGCCCTCCTCGGAGGTATCGCCGTAGCCCCGTTCGCGGCTCACTGCCCGAAGATCCATCCCGACAGGAAGTTGCTGGACTTGGAGCGTCAGCGCGCCTTGGCCCATGTCGCCTACGACATCGCCTCAGCTCAAGCTCAAGCCCTGCACCTCATCGGCGTGCCTGAGGCACCCGCGGCACTCTTCCTGCGCGAGAGCGATCACGCCTTGGGCCTCGGAGGGTATGCCACCCGCCGCGGCGACGGCACGCTCTGGTTCTACCCGGATGCCGGCAATGCCTCGATCGCCTTGCGCAAGCCGCGGACCCGCGACGAGACCCAGCCCGTTCCACCGGGCGTCAACCTTCCTCGCGACGCTCAGACCATCACGCGCCGCGTGCCGTGGGCCGAGGCTCAGGTCCGTGCTGACGAGATCGTGACGGCATTCGATCGCTGGCGGCACGAGACTGCGGAAGCAAGAAGGGCGAGTGGGTACGCCGTCGCGTCCGAGGAAGCAGATAAATTGGGAAGCGAGGTCACGCGTATCGAACGCGAAATCGAGCTGACGCCACCAAATACCTTGGATGGTATTTCAGTCAAGGCGCAACATCTTCGCAGGTGCCTGAATTGGGCTCTGGATATCGATGAATATCTAGACGTGTTCATCGGCGAGCTTTTGCTGATCGCGCAGACGTCCGACGTCGCAAACCTCACCCTCTGCCCTGAGACGATGGCAACGGCCTAGTAACCATGCTCGACCGCGCAAGCTGCACGATGTTGACCGAACGGTTTCATCCGTGCAGCTTGCGCGGTATGGACGAGCTACTCCCCCAATTCCGTGCCGAGGTCGTGTGCGCCGTCACCGGCTGGGACGGCGGCATCCTGCGCACCCGCCGCACCCGCTCCGGACTGTTCCCGGAGACGAAGCCCGAGAACCGTCGCGATGGTGAAACCGTCCGCTGGACGTGGTTCTCGTTCGTGGATCTCTGCCAAGCCCGTACCGTCGCCAAGCTCGGCCAGATGGGCTTCTCCCCGGACGACGCGGTTGGCATCTCGAACCACATCCGAGATGCCTTTTGGATGCGTGCACGTGGCAAGGACTTCGCCTCGATCGCGATCGTTCGTGCCGGTCTGCCGCGTTCAGGTATTCCGCAAACGATCAAGTGGACGGATCACAAGGCGACCTTCGCCGAGCTGTGGATGGAGAACTCGGATCTTGAGGTCGCAGCGGTCGTAGACTGCGCCGAGATTTACCGTGCCGTGCACTACATCGTGCGCGAGCGCGGCTTCTACCGCGACGGCGCCTGATGCTCGCCCGCCTCGCCAGCCTCTTCCCCGCCGGCTTCGCCCGCGCCCTCGGGCTCACCGCCCTGCAGACTCGCTCCTACGACGGCGCGGCCGGCGGGCGGCGCCTGCGCGGCGTCGGGGAGATGCCGCTGCCGCTCGCCGCTGGCCTCGCCGCCCGGGTGCCGCTCGCCCGCCGAGCCCGCTACCTCGCGGCGAACAACGGCCACGCCCGCGCCGGCACCGACGCCTGGGTCTCCGCGCTGATCGGCTCCGGGATCACCACCCAGAGCGTACATCCCGACCCCGCGACCCGCTCGACCCTCAACCTCGCCTTCGATGCCTGGACCGAGGAGGCGGACAGCGACGGCCTCCTCGACTGGCACGGCCTCTGCGCGCTGGCCGCCCACCGCCTCGTGGTCGACGGCGAGTGCTTCGCCCTGATGCTGCATGACAGCATCGGCCGGCTGCGCCTCCGGATGCTCGACCCCGAGCAGATCAACGGCGCCTACCACGTCGACCTGCCGGGCGGCTCGCGCATCGTCGCCGGTATCGAGTTCGACGCCTCCGGCCGCCGGGCGGCCTACCACCTGTTCCGGGAGCGGCCGGGCCTGCCGCTCGGCCAGAGCCTGGAGATGATCCGCGTCCCGGCCGAGGACGTGATTCACCTGTTCCGGCCGGAGACGCCGGGGCAGGTCCGCGGCGTGTCGTGGTTCGCCCCGATCCTGCTGCGGCTCGCCGACTTCGACGCGGCCTCCGACGCGCAGCTCATGCGCCAGAAGATCAGCGCTCTGCTCACCGGCTTCATCGTGGATCCGACCGGCGAGGCCGGCGGCTTCGAGGGCGAGAAGGACGGCGACGGCGCCCTCGACGGCGGGCTCGAACCGGGCACCCTGAAGGTGCTCCGGCCGGGCCAGGACATCCGCTTCTCCGACCCGGCCGCGATCGGCGCCGAGGCCATCGCCTACCTGACCGTCACCCTGCGGGAGATCGCGGCCGGCCTCGGAGTGCCCTACTCGGCACTCACCGGAGACATCTCCGACGCGAACTTCTCCTCGATGCGCGACGACCGGCTCAAGTTCCAGCGCCGGGCCGAGGCGCTGCAACACCAGCTCGTCGTGTTCCAGCTCTGCCGGCCTGTGTGGCGCCGCTTCGTCCTCGCCGAGATCCTGTCGGGCCGGATCGGCGCCCCGGACTTCGAGGCGAACGCGGCGGCCTATCTCGGCTCGCGCTCGATCCCGCCCCGCTCGGATTGGGTCGATCCCAAGGCCGACGTGGAGGCTGAGATCGCCGCGATCGGCGCGGGCCTGATGAGCCGCCGCCAGGCGGTCGCCGCCCGCGGCTACGACGTGGAGGAGCTGGACCGGGAGATCGCCGAGGACCGCAAGGCCTCGGCCGCGCTGGGCCTCGATTTCGCCGCCCGGCCGGCCCTGCCGCAACCCCAGCCCGGAGCCGCCGCGTGAACGTGGAGAACCCGATCCTCACCCGCGCCGCCTCGGCCGGCTCGACCTGGGACGCCGAGGCCTGGACCTTCGAGGTCGTGCTGTCCGCCGGCTCCGGTGTCGCCCGGCAGGATGCGCGCGGCGCCTACGTCGAGAGCCTGTCTCTCGGGGCGCAGCGGTATCCCGACCGGGTGCCGCTCCTCGACGGCCATGCCCGCGCCAGCCTGGACGACAAGCTCGGCTACGTCGATCAGATCCGCACCGTGGGCGCCGAGCTGCGCGGCCGGGCCGTGCTGTCGCGCCACAACCCGAAGTCACAGCGCATCGCCGCCGAGTTCTCGGACGGGCACTTCCCCGAAGTGTCCATCGGCTATGCGGTCAAGAGCTGGTCCGAGCGGACCAATCCGGAGACGAGGGTCCGCGAGAAGGTCGCGGTTTCCTTCGATCTACTTGAGGCCTCGCTGGTGGTCATCCCGGCCGACCCGGCGGCACGCGTTAGGAGTACCCCCTTGGAGCCGACCCAGACCCCCGCTCCGGCGCCTCAGCCGGCCCCGCTGCCCGCCGTCCTGACGCCGCCCGCTCCGGTGGCGAACGAGCGCGGCGCGATCAACGTGCAGATCCGCTCGATGGCGCAGGCCGCCCAGCTCCCGCAGAGCTGGGTCGATTCCCAGATCGATGCGGGCGCCACCGTCGAGGCGGCCCGCGCCGCCGCCTTCGCGGAGATGCAGACCCGCTCGGCCGCCGCTGCCGGCGTGCGGACCGTGACGGTCGTGGCCGACCACGCGGACCCGGAGATCCACGCCCGCGCGATGGGCGAGGCCCTGTCGATGCGGATGCGGCCGAACCACGCCCCCTCGTCCGAGCTAGTGCGCTCCTACGTCGGCCTGACGATGGGCGAGTATGCCCGCACCTGCCTGCGCAACCGCGGCGTCACGGCCACCGGAACGCCCGATGCCGTCATCACCCGGGCGCTGCAATCCACCTCGGATTTCCCGCTGCTGCTGGGCGAGACGGTCAACCGGACCCTGCGCGAGGCCTACGCGGCAGCCCCGGCGGGGGTGAAGCGGCTCGGCCGCCAGAGCACCGCGCGCGACTTCCGGGCCAAGCATCGCATTCAGTTCTCGGCCGCGCCCGAGCTGCTGCCGGTGAACGAGCACGGCGAGTTCAAGGCCGGCGCGATGGCCGAGGCGCAGGAGAGCTACGGGCTGAGCACCTTCGGCCGCATCATCGGCGTGACCCGGCAGGCGCTGGTCAACGACGACCTCGGCGCCCTCAGCGACATGAGCCGCCGGCTCGGCATCGCCTCCGCGCAGTTCGAGGCGAGCACCCTGGTCAAGCTGTTGCTGTCCAACCCGGCGATGGCGGATGGCAACCCGCTGTTCACGGCCGCCCGGGGCAACCTCGCCGCTACCGGGACCGCGATCACGCCGGCCGCACTCTCGGCCGCGCGGAAGGCGATGCGTCTGCAGGCGGGCCTGCAGGGCGAGCTGGTCAGCGTGACGCCGAAGTACCTGCTGGTCGGCGCCGACCGGGAGACCGAGGCCGAGCAGGCCGTCACGCAGGTGCAGGCGACCAAGATCGGCGACGGCAATGCCTTCGCCTTCCTGTCCGTCGTGGTCGACCCCCGCATCGATGATGGGTCCTGGCACCTCGTCGCCGACACGGCCGAGGTCGACGGGCTCGAATACGCCTACCTCGAAGGCGAGGCCGGCCCGCAGATCACCTCCGAGATCGGCTTCGTGGTCGACGGCGTGCGCTGGCGGGTGCGGCTCGATTTCGGTGCCGGCTTCGTGGACCACCGCGGCTGGTATCGGAACCCCGGCAACAAGTGATGGCCGAGACGGTCGAAGCCCTCGAAGCGCAGCTCGCTGAGCTGCGCGAGATCCGCGCCGGGGGCGCGAGCAAGGTGCGCTTCGCGGACAACCGCGAAGTCTTCTACCAGCCCGGCCCCGAGATGGAGGCGACCATCGCCGACATCGAGCGCCGGATCATCCAGCTCCGGGGCGGTCGGGTCACGACCGTCCGCCTCGGCTCCTCGAAAGGCCTCTGACCGTGAAGAACTTCATCCAGGACGGGAACATGATGAGCGTCCCGGCGCCCTACCCGGTGCTCTCCGGCAACGGCGTGCTGGTCGGTGCGCTGTTCGGCGTCGCCGCCTTCGCGACCTCGACGGGCCGCCCCCTCGAGATCGCGACCCGCGGCGTCTACGACCTTCCGAAGAAGGCGGGCGACACGCCCGGCTACGGCGCGCGCCTCTACTGGGACGACGCGGCCAAGGTGATCACCACCACCCCCGGCAGCAACCCCTATGTCGGCGCCGCCGCCGAGGCCGCGATCGGCAGCGCGGCGACGGTGCGCGTCCGCCTCAACGGCTTCGTCCAGTAGGACGCCCCCAGCTTCGCGGGCGCATGTGAGGGCGCCGCGGCCCGTCCGACAACGGAAATCCCGATCCTCGCCCGCGAAGGGAACGATGAGGTCAATCGGGAGAGGCCGCACCTGTTTTCTCTGCCGGCGCCGCGCGCTGGCGCGTATCCGTCCTGTTGCACCCGGTTCGTCAACCCATGTCCTCCCGCCGGCAAGCCTTCCGTCAGGCCGACGTAGCCCGCGCCCTCAAGGGCGCGCTCGCGGCCGGGATGAAGCCGACCCAAGTCGAGGTCTCGGCCGAGGGCCGGATCGTGCTGAGCTTCGAGGAGAAGCCGGCGGCCGAGCCCGCAGGCGCGTTCGACGCATGGAAGGCCGGCCGTGCGCGTGCGCCTTAAAGGCCTCAACACCGTCCGGAAGCGGCTCGCGGACGGCTCGACCGTCACGTATCGTTACGCCTGGAAGGGCGGCCCGCGGCTCGACGGCGAGCCCGGCACCCCAGAATTCCTGGCCTCCTACCACGCGGCGGTGGCGTCTAGACGCCCCCAGACCCGCGGCGTGCTGTTGTCCCTGATGCAGGGCTATCAGGCGAGCGAGGATTTCCGCTCCGGTCTCAGTGAGCAGACCCGCGCCGACTACGTGCGGCAGATCCGGATCATCGAATCGGAGTTCGCGGACTTCCCGATCGCCGCGCTCGCCGACAAGCGGGCGCGGGCCGAGTTTCTGGAATGGCGGGACCGCCTCGCGCAGCGCTCTCGCCGGCAGGCCGATTACGCCTGGACCGTGCTCGCCCGCATCCTGTCGTGGTCGGTCAAGCGCGGGCTGATCGAGGTGAACCCCTGCGAGAAGGGCGGCCGGCTCTACCGGGGCACCCGGGCCGAGAAGGTGTGGAGCGCGGCGGACGAGGCGGCCTTCCTGGCCAAGGCGCCGCCGCACCTGCATCTCGCCCTGATCCTGGCGCTCTGGACCGGCCAGCGCCAGGGCGACCTGCTGCGGCTGACGTGGCACGCCTACGACGGCGCCCGCATCCGCTTGCAACAGTCGAAGACCGGCGCCCGGGTGGTGATCCCGGTGGGCACGCCGCTCAAGGCCGCGCTCGACGCGGCCGAGCGGCATCCGACCGTGCTGGCAACGATGGAGGGCAAGGCCTGGACCTCGGACGGCTTCCACGCCTCGTGGCGGAAGGCCTGCGCCAAGGCCGGCGTGACGGGCGTGACGTTCAACGACCTGCGGGGCACGGCCGTGACGCGGCTAGCGCTCGCAGGCTGCACCGAGGCGGAGATCGCGACGATCACGGGCCACGCCCTCCGGGACGTGCGCTCGATCCTCGATGCCCACTACCTCAACCGCGATCCGGCCTTGGCCGAGAGCGCGATCCGGAAGCTCGAAGCGAGAACGAAAGTTCCCAACTGAGCGTCCAACCGTCTCTGTCTGTTCTAGGGTTGAGTTGGGAAAAACGTAAGGAAATCAGGTGGCTGGGGGACCTGGATTCGAACCAGGACTAGAGGAGTCAGAG